GATTTATTTCGGTATTTAGCGCTGATGGAGGAAATCGAAACCTGGGATGTTAGAGACTCTTTCCCGCCCGATTTATGGCCGGCTTTGGTGCAATCAGAAGCACTGAATGTTGAAGTCAGAGATTTGAGTGGGGAATTGTTTACAATCCCGAACCCTAATCACGTTTTGGAGAGTGTTGCTCCATACGTAAAGGGGGAAGTGAAAGCACGTAAGTTTGCCAAATTAATGGCACTACGTCGCGTTTTAATCTTCGCCCTAAAGGCTGAACTTTTTGATAGAATCCTTCGGGGTTCTTTGGTTTATGCCTTAACGCCGGTGGTCGCCTGGCAAGAATTTCAGACCAGACAGCTTGAGTTGTTGTGCTCGGTTCAGAATGAGACTGAGGAAGTGGTTAACATAGTAGCTGAGAATTTTATTTTTCTCAGTGAACAGTTTTACACTATCTCAGTGTCCTTCGGTTCCAAGACACGAGCCATTCTTGATTGGTTTGCGATAATTGTCTTGATGATCGCTATATACCGCCTATTTTGGTGTGCCCGGACGCTGGTTCGTACAGTTTTGAGGGCCTCCAAGGTTTTTGCCTCATTCTTTTTTAAGAATTACGTTTTGAGAACGCCGGAGAAAATTAAGGTTACCAAGTATGTTGGTCGTAAAGTCACTGAACACGGTGTCATGCACGAGATCATTGTTGAAGGAAAGCAAGTGCTGCTTCCAGACATTGTCCGTGATGAGCCGATCAGAGAACTTGAGATGGCATTTCCTGGTAAGAAGTTTTTTCCTAGCGTTAAACGTAATGTTGGGGCGATTTTAGTAGGTGGGGATGGAATTGAATTGTCAGTAGTGGGATTGTTTTTCCGCATTGGCAACTACTTGGTCACAGCTAATCATGTAGCTATGGCCGTTCACGGAGGAGTTTCCAAGATCTTTTTATCTAATATGGTGAACAACCGTAAGAATTTGCATCATCTGAATATGTCACCATATTTGATGGATCGCGATTTTTTTAATGTTGACGACCCGAAGGTTTTGAGTTCTGGATATGACCTTTTTATTCGTGAGGTTGAGGTTAAAGTTTGGGCTAAGCTCCAAATCGGTGTCTCTGGAATCAGCAAGGATTCTTTGTATAACCAGTCTGTTAGTTCAGTTGGTTTTCAGGATGGCTTGTTTGTAACCAGCAGCGGTATGACTTTGCTTGAATCAGGAGCTGAAGAATTGTTTCATTCAGCTTCGACTCACCCCGGATTTTCAGGAGGTCCTCTTTATTGTGGAGACGCAGTAGTCGGAATTCATCTGGCAGCCGCTGGTGATAAGAACGTAGCTTTACGTATCGAAATCATCAAGATGGTTATTAGTTATTACGAGTACAAAGTCGAATCCTCAAAGGGTCTAGACGAGAAAGTTCGTCGCGATTTTAAGTTCAAGGGACGTTCGCATCAAGCTAAGGAATTAGTGTTTGGCGAGCTCCACGGGTTCATTGATCGTGCTGGACGAGTAGACGTAGGTTGGACGCGTGAAGAAGTAGAAATTCTAATGGCAGGGTACCGTAGTGGTAACCCAAAATTTGACTATGTTGAAGACCTGTTAGACCCAGAAGTAACTCCTCTGAGCAATAAGGCCTTCCGAACTCTGTCCTACTATGCGGATGAAAACGCTACTGTTGGAATCGGGTTATTGAACGAAAAACAAGTTCCTCTCGCTCCCGTAACTGAGGAGTCGGACCGCTGTTTAAGTTCGGATAACGTGAGTGAGATCTCAATAAACGAAAGTCAGAACAGTGATGACAGTTCATGGAGTACTACGGTATGCGTGAAGACTGCTGTCGATGTTGTTGACCTAGGGGGGTCTTTCATCATCCAACAGGAATGTTTTATTCCGGTGGAGCCAGTTAGCCAGAAGGAAAAACTTAGTACGCGATCTCTGGAAGGGGAAGTTCGTGGTGGTGTTCGCCAATGTATTCGTAAGGGTAAGGTGCACTGCGGCGGAACCCCCAAGGAAGTAGCGACGTCGGTGGACTACTTGGATTCCAAGGAGAAATTGTTAATCTCACTTGGTTATGATTCGACCAAGTATGTCTACCCCGATATCGAACCGGTGTTGGAGGAAAACTCAGCCGTTAAACATTTGGAACTGTTTGCTCAAAGAGTGGCTTCCATTCGAGAACCGCCCACGTACGTTGAACTTAGAAAAGCCGTTACAATCATTGTTGAAATGATGTCGGCTAATAAGTTTGAACCAGACGTAGGTTGGAACTCTAAGGAGCGCATTCTAGAGATTATCGATTCGTCAGCGATTAAAGACGCTAAAAGTCCTGGTCATCCATACCAGGCCTCTGGTTGTGCAACTATAGAAAAGGTGTTACAGCAATATACCAAAGAAGGTTATGCTGATCACGTGGTCGATCAGTGGTTCAGTCGTGAAGTTGAACTTAAGTACTTCATTAAGGCTGAACCTACTAAGAAGGCCAAAATCGACAAAGGAATGCCGCGGGGTGTTACAGGCATGCCGCTTCATAAGACCGTTAAAAATAATTGTGTCTTTAGTCCCTTTGCCGACATTTTAGTTACCAACTGGAAGCAATCGCCAGTTAAATATGCGTTCAATCCCCAAAGACCTGGGGATATTGAGCACTTAGCTTCAGTTTTTGAAAACCGTTCGGTTTATGAGAGTGACAAGCCAGCGTGGGATTATAACTTTTTCCAATACATAGCAGATGCAGTCGAAGCGGTAGTTTTACAACTAGCCGTGAGACCGGCGGGCATGACAGAAGAAGAGTTTAAATTGTACGAAGCTGATGTTTCATCTTGTTTTGACGAGGTTTTCATTGACTCGGTTTATCGTTGCACTAGTGGCAACATTTACCAGTCTGTGGAGTCTGGAATAATGAAAAGTGGGTGGTTTATGACCATCGCTGCAAATAGTATTGGACAATTGGTTGTTCATGTTTTAGCTATGTTACGGATGGGGGTCTCATCTGAGCTCATCAAAAGTCCTGCCTATGCAATTGTTGTAGGGGGAGATGATGTTCTGCAGACCTTCCCGGACGGTTTTGACTTGGGCAAATACCAACAATGTTGCCGCGACTTAGGGTTTGATGTTAGTGAATGCGTACTGCGTAAGAAATTTAGTGGTTGCGAATTCTTTTCAAACAAGCTCTTTGCCGAGGATGGTGTGTGGAAATATGAGCCTGTTCGGTTCACCAAACATGTAGCTCATATGAGAACTACTAAGTTGGAGGACATGGCAGGTACTCTTAGTAGCCACATGCTAAATCATGTTTGGAGCAACACTAAGTTCAAGTTTTTCGATACCATGTTTACGGACATGCGTAGAGATCACAAGGATTTATTTCCATTGAAGTTGAAGAAAAGCCAGCGCGAATTGCAATATAAAGTGCTAGGTTTGGAAGCAAAATTCATTTAGGCTTAGAATCGTCCGTGAAGACATTAAACTAATGCGTTTTTCATGTATTGCATTATTACATATGTAGGTAGGTAGGTGGGTAAAATGTCCAGAGATTTGCCTGAGTGGAGTTTACCGTATTTTCAAGAGAACTATACTGGACCTTATCTTTCAGATGGTAAGATTCAGAGTTCGGTTGCATATGGAAAAGCTCCGCCGAGGAGTAAGCTCGACATTTTGTCGCGTGCGCATGACACTTCGTACAAGCTTTCGCGTACTGAGAGAGACCGCCGTAAGGCGGATTCGATCTACTACGCCAAAACGCGTACTATGTCTGTCGTTCCGCGCTTTATGGGGGATCTTGTATATTATGTCAATGATCCATCCAATTTGTTGGGGCTTGTCAGCTTTGGCCTTTACCCGCCAGGTTCTTCTATGGTTGGGGGAGGAGTAAATATGGGTAATGAAAATGGTCGTGAGAGAGCGCAACGTCTCAGGAAAGAGATTAACCAGCGAGATGGTTCTAGTATTGATACTAGTACTATTTCTAGGGAAACTCAACCTGGGATTGTAGTTGCGCCTATCCCAACCGTTTACAAACCCAATACATCTAACCCAGACGACATGTTAGCAGTGGGGTGCGGATATTATGATCCGTACTCGACAGCTCTGATTCGTCGCAAACGTAGGAAGAAATCTTTATATTGTATGTAGGTAGGAGGTAGGGTAAAATATGGTAAAACAGAAAATTAAGACAAAGAAACGTGCTAACAACAGTGTAGCAGCCTTAGCAGCTCTTATGAGAAAAGCTTCGGTAAAACCAAAACAACGTAAGCGTAAAGCTGGACGTGTTACTGGTGCCTCAATGGGCCCAGTGGCATCCATCAATACAGCCCCGGTTGCTATCGGTAATTCAATTCGTGGATCACGGTCTACGTCCCGCAACATTCCCAATGGGATTGTTGTCTCGGGTCGTGACTTTATGTTCACGCCTATTGGTACCGGTAGTATTACTAATTGGACTTTATGTGGTGGTACTCCTTTAACGCCCGTTGCTTTTGGTGACTCTTCGATTCGGCAGTACATGCAAATGTATCAGAAGTATCGTTGGAAGAGTTGCGTCGTCCATTATGTCACGTCATCGCCGACTTCGGCAAATGGTGATGTGATGTTTTACCGCAATAAGAACCGCAATAGCGTATTCTTAAATCAAACGAGCAGTTTTCTTTTACCTTTCGTTATTTCGGATCCTGATACTGTCATTGGACCGCAGTGGACTAACCACTCGGCGGCTTTGACGGTGCAGGGGACTTGGAAATCTACGGATTATGGAATGAATTCTGATGTCGATGATTATGCGGATGGTGACGTTTTTCTTCTTTCGAAGACTTCAACTACCGATTCGCCAGGCTATGTTTTATTTGACTATGTTATTGAGTTTGCAGAATTGCAAATCTCTCCGCGTCTGTTGGCATTACCGCTACCGCGTGCCCAGTGGTTCCAAACAAGTGTTGGAGTTACAAGTACGACGATAGCGGCTAATGCTCCCGTGGCGCTGGCATTGACAGGTAATAATATTAGCG